TACACAGGTAAGTGAGATTGAAGGCGCACCGGGCATTGACGATATTCGTAAGATTGCCATGCCGCTGCCATTTAACCAGCCCTCTCCTGTGCTGCTTGAATTGTTAGGTTGGTTATCCAACGCGGCTAAAGGCGTAGTAACCACAAGCGAAGAAAAGATTGCTGACATCACATCCAACGCGCCGGTTGGTACTACACAAGCTTTAATTGAGCAAGGCGCCGCAGTATTTAGCGCTGTGCATGCAAGGCTGCATGACTCTCAGCGCCGAGTGTTAAAAGTTATTGCAAGGCTGAATAACTGGTACTTGGATGAGCAGATTAAAGGGGATATGGTCGAGGACTTGGATGTAACCAAGGAAGACTTTGCCAAGAACTCCGACATTGTTCCAGTGTCTGACCCCCATATCTTTGCTGAGACGCAGCGGTATGCGCAGATTCAGACTTTGGCTGCACGAGCTCAAGCCAACCCTGACTTGTATAACCGCCTTGCTGTTGAGAAGCGAATCCTTAAGCAAATTAGATTGCCTGACATCAACGAGGTTCTACCCGATCCAAATGAGGTGAAGGAAATGAATCCGGCTTTGGAGAACGTGGCCATGACTTTTGGTCGCCACGCCGGCGCATTCCCGCGGCAAGATCATCTGGCTCACATTCAGGTTCACTTGGATTATTTGCAAGACCCAATGTATGGTGCTAATCCCATCATGGCGCCAGCATTCATTCCACTGTGCTTAGAGCATTTGAAGCAGCACTTGACCCTGTGGTACCTTAACCAAGTGGATTCTTATAGCAGTGCAGCGTTGAATAGACCATTCAATGTCTTGAAAGAGCAAACACTGCCGCAAGGCGCGGATCAGTTGCTTGCAGCCGTTGCGCAGCACGTGCATAAAGATACTGGTGAGACCTTTAAGGCATTGCCACCCATCATTGAGAAAGCAATTGCTGCCATCAAGCAATTGTCAGGCCAACCGCCTGCTGACCCCGCAACTCAAGCATTTGTTCAAACCAGCATGGCAGAGACACAGCGCCGCGCGACCAAGGACCAAGCCGAGATGCAAATTGAAGCTGCTAAGCTTCAGCAGACAGCTCAGATCTCGACTCAGAAACTCCAAGCCGATATGGCTAAGAATACTGAGAATAATCTGACTAAGGAAAGAATCGAGTCAGCAGCTCTTACGCGCGATGCTGCTAACTTACAACACGAGCAAGTTAAAACTGCTCTAGAAGCGCAGAACTTTATCCAACAAACACTAGGAGGTCAAAATGGCTGATGAAGGCATTAACATGCACAAACGCTTGGCAATGGGTGCGGGTGATTCCGTAGCTACAGCCAAGGGCAAAAGCGTTATTCAAAAATATAAGTCAGGCGGCAGCGTGATGCGAGAAGGCGGCGTGGCTAATTTGCCAGCACGCGGTTCAGCACCCCCACCTTTGCCTAAGCCTACTGGCAAAATTGCGACGATGAAAAAAGGCGGAGCCGCCAAGAAGATGTCTGGCTTTGCTGTAACCATCGCGATCCCCGTGAAGAAGTCTGCAGGTCGTAGCCGCTAAACATGGCAGCACTTGCAAATTTCATTGGTCAAATTAAGCAAAGGCAAGAGCAAATTGCTGAATCCCTAGTTCAGGGAAACGCAGTCACATTTGAAGCCTACCAGCGCTTAGTTGGCCAGCACCAAGGCTTGGAGGAAGCCTTGCTTATCATTAACCAACTCTTAGAAGAGGAAAAAAATGTCGAATGACGTTGAACAGACGCTTGCAGAAGCGTTTCCTGTAATAGACCCTTTAATGGCACCGTATGGCGCAAGGATTCTTGTGCAGTTACGAGCAGTTAAAGAAAAAGTCTCATCTGCTGGAATTTTTATTCCGCAGGAAACCAAAGAGACCGAGAAGTGGAATACCCAAGTTGGGAAGATCATTTCAATCGGGCCTCTTGCATTTAAGAAACGCGAATCCATGGAACCTTGGCCTGAAGGCGCATGGGCGCAGGTGGGCGACTTTGTTCGCGTACCTAAGTGGGGCGGTGATCGATGGGAGATTGATTTCAAAGATGAGCAAGGCGCTGAAGGCAAATGCCTTTTTACCTTCTTCAATGATCATGAACTCATTGGCAAAGTCACTGGCGACCCTCGTGATATTAAAGCTTTTATCTAAGCTTTGAAAGGATGATATATGAATGCAACTGAAAAGTTGGAAATGCAGGTTGACGAGACCAAAGACGGCTCGGCAATCGCGCAATTACCTGACGGAATGTCAAATCCCCAGTCTGACGACCAAGATGATGATGAAGATGGCATATCTGAGGCATCAGGTGACACTGAGGGACCCGGAGACGACGGTGGTGAAGGTTCTACCACAGACGATCCGGAAAGAGAGGCCATTCGTGCCGCTCGACGTGATGAAAGAAGGCTTAAGAAGCAACTTCATCGTGAAAAAGCCCGTGAATCTAATCATTTGATCACGGCTCTGAGGAAACAAAACTCACAAATGGCTGAGCGAGTAGCTCTTTTGGAGAAACGCACGTCTGGTGCCGAGTTAGCAAGGGTTGATAAGGCCATTGACGACGCAGGCACAAGGCTTGAGTACGCCAAAATGAAGCTACAAGAGGCTGTAAATGCTCGAAATGGTGAAGAAGTTACCAAAGCTCAACAGCTTTGGTACGATAGCCAACGGCATTTAGAGTCTTTGCAGTCATTGCGTGAAACTGCTAACAAGCAGCTTACTCAGACTTCACAGAACATCAAACTTCCCGATCCAATGGTCCAGAAAATGGCTTCAGATTGGATCGATAAGAATAAGTGGTATGACCCCCAATTGAAGGATGCAGATTCTAAGATTGCTCAGACCATTGACGTGGCGTTGACCGAAGAAGGCTACGACCCAGCACTTCCCGACTATTGGGATGAGCTCGACGACAGATTGCAAAAATATTTACCACACCGATATAATTCGGGGTATAGTAATGGTACGAGAAACCCAAGACCGAGATCTGTTGTGACAAGTTCAGGACGTGATACCACTGCGACGACAAGGGCCAACGAATACATCGTTGACCCCAAGCGTGTTGCTGCCATTAAAGAGGCAGGCATGTGGGATAACATCGAGCAGCGAAACAAAATGATTCGCAAGTTCGCAGAATATGACAAACAACAGAAACGGAAATAATCATGGACGATCGTATTAAAAAGAACACCAACGCAGGACGCGAGAATCGTGCATCGCAAGATGACTCACGTGCTGCACCTGAAGAAAAATTTGTTTCTTCCGAGGAACGTCGTAGGATGTTCCGCTCGGAGTGGCTTCAAGAAGCGCTTCCGACCCCTCCCGAGATACCGGGATACCACCTATGCTGGTTGTCTTCTACCAACCAATATGACCCAATTCACAAGCGTATGCGACTGGGCTATGAACCAGTAAAAGCCGAAGAATTACCCGGCTTTGAGCATTTGAAAGTGAAAGCTGGCGAACACGTAGGCTTTGTTGCTTGTAACGAGATGCTTTTGTATAAATTGCCTATGGACATTTATCAAGAGCTCATGTACGAACTTCATCATCTTGCCCCTATGGAGGAGCAACAGAAGATTAAAGTTCAACAAGAACAATTGCTGGGTGAACGCGATAGCAATGGCAAGACATTGGTCACAATTGAAGGCGGCGGTGTAGGATTCGATGCAAAAGTTAAACCGCGTCCTGTTTTTGAGTAAACATGGCAAAGTTTTTATTTCAATTTTTGAAAGGACTCAATTATGAGCTCAACTAATGCGCCGTTCGGTCTTCGTCCTGCATATCATCCCTCCGGGTTGGATCGTGCTGTGACGTTGGCGGATGGCATTGCTTCTGCCTATAACACGGCTATCCTAAAGGGTCAACCCGTAAAGTTGAACACTTCAGGTAATATCGTCGTCGCTGCTGCCGGTGATGCATTCCAAGGCGCCTTTGCTGGCGTTCAGTGGACTGACACTACTGGTCGTGCTCGTGTGTCTAACAACTGGCCCGCAAATACCGCGTACACAGCTGGCACATGCGTCGCTTACTACTACAACGATCCCAACATTGTGTATGAGATCCAAGCTGCTGGTTCATTGACTCAAGCCTCTGTAGGTGATATGGCTGATTTGAGCAACACCACTGCTGGTTCGACTACAACAGGTTTGTCTGCTTGCACCTTGTCAACCACATTGGTTGGCGCTGGCAATAGCGCACAAATGTTGATTCGTGACTTAGCTCCGTACCCCGACAATGCTTGGGGCGATGCGTACACGATTGTACGCGTATCAATCAACGAGTCGCAGTTCAATGCGGCTGTCGTTGCCGTTTAAGGAGGGAGTGAACCATGGCAGCTCCAATGCGCAGTACCGACTTTCGTAGCATCGTCGAACCAATTCTTAATGAATGTTTCGACGGTGTCTACGATCAACGTTCGGATGAATGGTCCACGGTCTTCCGTGAACAACAAGGTATTCCACGTAACTACCACGAAGAGCCTGTCTTGTACGGCTTTGGTGCAGCACCTCAGTTGCCTGACGGCAGCCCTGTTGCTTACCAACAAGGTGGCGTGCTGTTCCTCAAGCGTTACCTCTACAATGTGTATGGCTTGGCCTTCGCATTGACCAAGGTATTGGTTGAAGACGGCGACCACATCCGTATCGGTCAAGTTTACGCTAAGCATTTGGCCCAATCTTTGGTGGAAACTAAAGAGACATTGGCAGCCAATGTGTTGAACCAAGCGTTCAACTCAGCATATGCTGGCGGCGATGGCGTTCAGTTGAATGCTTCTACACACCCACTGGTTAGCGGTACAGCAAGCAACTTGCTGAACACAGCTGCTAACTTGAGCCAGACTTCCTTGGAGCAGATGCTGATCCAAGTTCGTCAAGCAGTGGACAACAACGGCAAGAAGATCCGCTTGCAACCTCTGAAGTTAGTGGTTGCCCCCGGTAATGTCTTCCAAGCTGAAGTTCTGTTGAAGAGCGTTCTTCGTGCTGGTACAGCCAACAACGACATCAACCCAATTAAGTCTATTGGTTTGATGCCCGAAGGTGCTTCTGTCATCTCTCGTTTGACATCTGCCACAGCTTGGTGGGTTCAGACTGATGCCCCTGAAGGCATGAAGTTGATGATGCGCCGTGGCTTGGAAAAGACCATGGAAGGCGACTTTGAGACCGACTCAATGCGTTATAAGGCCACCGAGCGTTATGACATTGGTTGGACTGACTGGCGCTCAATGTACGGTACTCCCGGCGTCTAAACCCAAGTGGGGGCTTCGGCCCCTACGTATTAAGGAGAAAAGACAATGGCATACAA